CGTGAAGCTTTCATGAATTTCTGCAAAACTGGCGCGCCTATGGAAAATCGTCTCGATGCTTTTACTGACACGGTAGAAGCTGCGGCGCAGATCCCTACCACGATCATGAATGAGATCGTAAAGAAAATGACTGCTTACGGCAGTCTGTTCTCCAGAATCCGCAAGCTCAACATTAAAGGCGGCGTGAATGTACCTATCGTATCACTCAAGCCGACCGCATCATGGATCACTGAAGCGACCACTTCTGATCGCCTTAAAATTACTGCTTCCGGTTCCGTATCGTTCTCTTACTTCGGCCTTGAATGTAAAGTTGCGTCTTCTTTGCTCGTCAATGAAGTTTCTATTGATAGCTTTGAATCCACGCTCATTGAACTCATCGTTGAGGCAATGGCAAAGGCGGCGGACATTTCTATTATGAAAGGCGTCGGTACAACTGAGCCTCTTGGTATCGCTGTGGATCCACGCGTTCCAGCTGGCCAAGTCATCACGCTTTCAGCTGCTGATTTTGTAACTTACGAAGGCTGGAAAAAGAAAGTATTCGCAAAAATCCCGCTCGCATACCGCGCCGGCGGAACTTTCGTTATGGCTGCAGGTACATTTGAAGGTTACATTGACGGTATGACAGACACAAATGGTCAACCGGTTGGAAGAATTAATTATGGTATTGCAGACGGAACACAGGAGCGCTTCGCTGGCAAAGAAGTTTTGCTTGTTGAAGATGATGTAGTCGCTGCATACGATGCCGCAAACGTTGGCGATGTTGTTGCTGTTTTCTGCAAACTCTCTGATTATGGATTTAACTCCAACATGCAAATGACCATGTACAGATGGCTTGACCACGACAAGAACCAATGGGTCGACAAAGCGCTGCTTATTGCAGATGGCAAGTTGATTGATCCAAACGGCGTTGTCGTCGTCAAGAAAGGCGCTTAGTAATCAATTGCTGAGGGCGGTATCTCCGCCCTCTTAAAATCCTCAGAGGAGGTACAAAAAATGTATCCTTACAATCATAAAATGGGTCAAAAAATTCAAACAAGCGCACCGGGTGTTGTATGTGATAGAGGTTTTATCGCTCATTATCACATCGACGATTCAGACAATGAAGTTGCGGCTACTGATTCAATTATTGCAGCAGTCACACTCGGAACTGGCGTAACAGTAACAAAACAAGCCGCCGCCCTTGACGGTGAACCAAAGTGCGCTATGGTGCTTACGATTACAGGCAACCAGGCAACAGCGGTCGGTGATGTCGTTATAACAGGAAAAGACATTGCTGGCGCACCAATCACAGAAACAATTGTTTCCACCGGAGCAGCCACGGTAACAGGCACCAAGGCGTTTGCATTTATCGATTCAATCGTATTTCCTGCTCGCGGTGCCGCTGGTGATACTATCGCTGTTGGTATGTCTGACAAATTCGGTCTGCCTTATCTGCTTCCGTACAACACAGTACTTGCAATTTATAACAACAAAGTTGCAACGACTGTGGCGGCTGGTAGCTTCAGCACAACGGAACTTTGCAAAAACTTCCTTGATCCAACCGCTGCACTTGGCGGCAGCGACATTGATGTATATTTGATAGTTTAAGGGGGTAGCGGAGTATGGCGCTGATTGATGACGTAAAACGCAGACTCGGGGTGTTCTACTCCGACACCGCCAAAGACGCAGAAGTCCAGCAAATGATTGACGCGGCAAAACTTTATTTCAAAGGCGCGGGGTGGGACGTTGGTCTCACTCCTGACGCCTTGGCGACTGATGCAATTGTCCTATACTGTAAAATGGCACAGTCCACAGATCCGGCGCAGCTCACTAATCATCCGGTACTTATATCGCTCATCGCTCAAAATAGGACGGTGGTAGTCGATGCTGAAGTTTAATCCAACGACACCGCTCAAGTTTTACGCAATGACAACCACTTACGTACCAGGGCAAGGCAATACAACAACGTGGCAGAACGTCACTGGTGGCGGTCATAGCGTGTATTACTGCGAGTGGACAGGCACGTTCGGTGATCGCGCGATGTCAGCACAGGCGCTTGGTGTGAATGATTCAGCCAGCGTCAGAATGACTTATAGCCCGGATGTTTACGCAAAGTTGAGAACCACAAGGGTTGTTGTGATTAAAAACGCGGATGCGAGCGCTATCGTTGCGGGCGCGCCTGATAAAAACAATCCAAATGTGTACGAACTTTGGGGCGGCGTGGACAACGTCAAAGAAGCTAATCAATTCCTTGAGTTTAAAGTCAGGAGGTATGAGGGTTTATGATTAAAAGCTTAGTCCAGTCCACCCTCGATGCTGTACTTTATCCTCTAGGTGTTTACGTCCACGATCAGCGAAAAAGTGGACCTGATGCGGATATGTATGTGGTCTACTCGCTCTCAGGAGATCCGGAAGAATTCCACGCAGACAATAAAGTACTTGTCAAAGCCGCTAATCCAACAGTCAGGTTTTATTACAGGTCTGAAAAACTCGACAGCTATGCTACCAGGCAAATCATCCAGGCTAGAGAAGATCTGATTGAATCCGCTATGAGAGCTGCGGGTTTTACACTTCCGTTTGGGCGGTTTGATGCCGGTGATGTTGACAACATTGGCTACATGGTCACAGTATTCGAGTTTGAATATTGGCGGGTGGTTTAATGGCGAGTATTGGAGGGCGATACATTCAAACCAGCGATCTTGAAGATGCTATTGCGAAGCTGATGGAAGAATACGCAGACGAAGTCTATCAATTGACAGAAGAAGGTCTTGATGTGGCTGAATCTGTACTGATAAAAAATCTTAAAGCTGCCAGTCCTGGAAGTCCACCTCACAAAGTTAACTTTGCAAAGAACTGGAAGAGCAAAGGCAAGAAATACAAAATGCTGAGGTACGTTGGTAATTCTACGATGGTACAAGGTCCGGATGGAGACATTCCACTCGCAAACATACTCGAGTATTCAACCAATCACGGAAGTCCATTTATTAAAAAGACCTTTGAATCATCTGTAGACGAAATGGCGGCGGCGGTCGTCAATCAAATTAAAAAAGGGGTGTAATAAATGCCGGAAAATAAAGTTAAATTTGGTCTTGAGAACGTGTATTATGCCGTAGCTACCGATACAGGAGCGGCGATCACTTACGGAACGCCAAAGCCGATCATTGGCGCAGTCAATCTCACGCTGAATCCATCTGGTGAAAGCGTCAAGTTTTATGCTGACAATAAGGTCTTTTTTGAAGAAGAATCAAACGAAGGTTACGAAGGCAGCCTTGAAATGGCACTGGTTTCTGACGAATTCAAAGTTGACGTCTTTGGTTATACCATTGACTCAAACGGCGCCATTATCGAAAATGCGGATGCAGTCGCTAAGAAATTCGCCTTGATGTATGAGATCGATGGCGATCTGAAGAAGGCTAGACGCGTCAATTATTATCTGTCTGCCGCCAGACCAAGCGTAGAAGGATCCACGAAGACCGCAAGCAAAGACCCTAAAACAGAATCTATGAACATCACTGCAAGGCCTTCACCTTACACGAAAGACGTAAAAGCCAAGCTTTATGCTGGACAAACCGGTTACGATACGTTCTTCTCAGCTGTCTATGAGAAAAATGGCGTCGTGAATACTGCGGCAGCAACCGCAACCTTTAGTAAAGCGGCTCCAGCTGACGTGACGATTAACACAACCTCATCAGACGCGACGAACACAGCTAAAAACGTCATGATTGATGGTGTGAACATTGGCGGTGTCAATCTCACTGTAACCGGCGTTGATGTAACTATCGCGAGCGCGTTTGTGGCTGCTCTTGATAACGGAACATACACGCTGACAGTCGAGTTTGTAAAAGGTAATGCGGTAACTGTAGCCCTCACTGTAGCGGCTTAGGAGTGATCCCATGGAATTAAACTTAACGATCGACGGGCGGCAGGTGCCTTTTAAGAGCACCGCCGCCTTTATATTGCGCTACAAAGCACAGTTTGGGCGGGACGCTATCAGCGATCTTTCGAAGCTTCAAGAAATGGT